GAGAGGAGAATCTGCGCCGCCTGACGGACGACGAGCTTCACGAGATTTACACCCACCTCCGCCATGTCGGCGTGCGGCGCTACTGACCAAGAAGGGGTGAGGATGGATTGGACCCTTGTCTGGATCGCTATCATCGCGCTCGGCGTTTTCTCGTTTCTGTGCTGGGAGGAAAATGGGTGGCGTGGCGTTGTTGCCCTATGGACTGGATTGCTTGGCCTCGCCGCGCTCTACTCCGGCATCGTTCTGATCGTTGCACATGCCCTCGATCACGGTTGAGGTCATCCCGCGCCGGCAGTTTCGCGACTTTCTGACGACCGACAAGCGCTGGTCGGTCATCGTCGCGCATCGTCGAGCCGGCAAGACTGTCGCCTGTATCCAGAAGCTCGTGATGGCCGCCCTGTCGAGCGACAAGAAGCGACCTCGTTACGCCTACATCGCGCCGTTGCTCAAGCAGGCAAAGGCCGTCGCCTGGGACTATCTTCGCGACTACGCGACGAAAATCCCCGGCGCCGAGGTCAACATCTCGGAACTGCGCGCCGACTTCCCGAACGGCTCGCAGATTCGCCTGTATGGCGCCGACAATCCGGACAGTTTGCGCGGCATCTACCTTGACGGCGTGGTCCTGGACGAAGCGGCCGACATGTCGCCGCGCATCTTCCCGGAAATCCTGCGGCCGGCGCTTGCGGATCGTGCCGGCTGGTGCGTCTGGATCGGCACTCCGAAGGGTCTGAACGAGTTCCACGACCTCTGGGAACGCGCCAAGACAGACGGCGACTACTTCGTCTTGATGCTGAAGGCGTCCGAGACCGGACTGGTCCCTCTGAACGAGCTAAAGGCCGCTCGCAAGGAGATGTCCGAAAGCCAGTGGCTGCAAGAGTTCGAGTGTTCGTTCGTCGCGGCCGTTATCGGTTCGTACTACGGCCACGAGATGGAGGCCGCAGCGGCAGAGAACCGCATCGTGCCGCGTTTGTACGACAAGACGGCCGGTCTGGTGAACACGGCGTGGGATCTGGGCGCGGGCGACGACACGGTCATCCTCTTTTACCAGACGGTCGGCCTCGATATCAGGGTTATCGACTACTACGCGGCCAACGGCTGGGGACTTGATCATTACGCGGGCGTGCTGCGTGAGCGTGGTTATGCGTACGGTCGCCACTACCTGCCGCACGACGTCGAAATGCGGGTGCTGTCGGGCGGCGAGGTCGCCAGGACGCGCCGGCAGACGCTCGAAAGCCTCGGTGTCCCTGTTTCCGTCGTGCCGAAGTGGTCGCTTGAGGACGGAATCAACGCTGTCCGCCGCGTCCTGCCGCGCATGTGGTTCGACGCCGAGAAGGCTGAGGGCCTGGTCAAGGCCCTTCGGCAGTACCGCCGGGAATGGGACGACACCCGGAAGGTCTTTTACGAGCGGCCGTTGCACGATTGGGCGTCGCATCCCGCCGATGCTGTCCGCTACCTCGCGATTTCGGTCGAGGAGCCGCGCGCCAAGAACCGTCTGACGCAAAAGGCACCCGACACTAGCTGGATTGTCTGATGGCACGCAAGAAAAAGGGCATGACCGACAGCGAACTGTCGGCCATGATCCGCGCCGAGATAGACGACAGCGACGGGTATCGCGAAAGCGAGCTGTCGCTGCGTCGCAAGAAGGCGATGGAATACTTCGACGGGGTCATGAACGACGTGCCCGCCCGCAAGGGTCGGTCGCAGGTGACGTCGCACGACCTGTCGGACGCTATCGGGTGGATCTTACCCGGCCTGATGCGCGTGTTCGCGTCGGGCGACCGCGTTGCCGACTACGAGCCGCAGGGGCCGGAGGACGAGGAGGCCGCCCGCCAGGCGACCGACTACGTGAATTACGTATTCAACCAGGAGTGCGACGGATACCGGGTCATCCATGACGCCTGCATGGAGGCCCTGAAGCTAGGCAACGGCCTTGGCAAAGTCTATTGGGACGCCTCGCCGGTCTACGATATCCAGGACGTGCGCGGCCTGTCGGACGAGGTCTGGTTGATGCTTGCGTCGGCCGACGACGTCGACATCCTCCAGCACACACAGCGCCTCGTCATGGAGGAGATGGTCGATCCGGCTACCGGAATGGCTGTCGAGGTCGAAACGCCCGTCCACGACGCCCGTATCCGTCGCAAGACGGCCAACGGTTGCCTCAAGGTCGAGTGCCTGCCGCCCGAGGAATTCCTGATCCAGCGGAACGCCAAGTCGCTTGATGACGCGACGTTCCTTGCGCACTGGCGCGACGTCTCCCGTGCCGACCTCATCGCCATGGGGTACGACAAGGACACGGTGATGGGCATCGGCGCCGAGAGCGCCATCGAAAGCACGGACGAGATGCTGGCCCGCTTCAACAAGCGGACGACGGGCGTCGGCAAGCGCGACAGCTACGACCCTCTCATGGAGAAGGTCGAGGTGTACGAGTGCTACGTCAAGTGCGACTACGACGGCGACGACTGGCCGGAATGGCGTAAGGTCGTTCTCGCGGGCGCCGGTTCCGAGAAGGACATCCTCGCGAACGACGAGTGGACCGACCCAGTCCCGTTCTTCGACCTCTGCGCGATGATCGTTCCGCACCGTTGGGAGGGGCGTAGCCTTCTCGACGAACTCGAGGACGTCCAGAAGGTCAAGACGGTGCTCATGCGCCAGACGCTGGACAACATCTACCTGACGAACCAGCCGCAGCGCGTCGTCATGGAGAACGGCGTCGTCAACATGGACGAGGTGCTGAACCCGACCGTCGGCGGCGTCATTATCGAGAAGATGCCGGGCGCGATCCGGTCCGAGGCTATCGAGTTCACGGCCGCACAGTCGTTCCAGATGCTGTCCTACCTCGACGACGTCAGCGAGCGTCGGACAGGCGTGTCGCGCACGTCTATGGCGCTGGACCCGGACGCCTTGCAGAACCAGACGGCGCAGGGCGCGATGATCGCGCAGTCTGCGTCTTATGCCAAGATCGAGCTTTACGCCCGTAACATCAGCCTTGGCCTCCGGAAACTGTTCCGGGTCATGCTGAAGCTGCTGGTGGCCCACCAGGACAAGCCGAAGGTCATCCGCCTGCGCAACAAGTGGGTCGAGATGGACCCGCGCACGTGGAATGCGAACATGGACGCCGTCGTCAACGTCGGCCTTGGGTCCGGTTCGCGCGACCGTGACATTCAGATGCTGATGCAGATCATGGCGCAGCAGAAGGAAGTCATGGCGGTTGCCGGTCCGTTCAACCCGATTGCCGGCATCGACCGCGTCGTGAACACGGCACGCAAGATTGTCGAGGTCGCCGGCATCCGGAACGCGGATGCGTACTTCGCCGAGGTCTCTCAGGAAGAGGCCAAGGCCTGGTACGCCGAGAACATGGGCGGCGGCGAGGACGAGCCTTCTCCGGAAGAGCAGAAGGCCATGGCGCAGGTTGAGACCGAGCGCATGAAGGCCGAAGCGCAGTTGAAGCTTGACCATCAGAAGGCCGCCGCGACGCTCGAGCTCGAGAACGCGAAGTCGGCCGCCAAGCTACAGGCCGACCGCGAGCGCGCGATGATGGAAATGGAACTTCAGCGCGAGCGCGCGGCTGCGGAGATGCAGTTGATGCGCGAGAAGGCCGCCGTCGAGATGCAGCTAAAGCGCGAGGAAATGGCGCTAGAGACGCAGTTGACCGCCGAGGCCAACCGGATGAACGCGGCCGTTTCGATGCGGCAGGCCGACACGAACATCAAGGGTCCGAACAATGGTGTATGATACCCTTTTCGAGCCGCGCGCCTATGCGTCGATTTCGGCGTCCACGTCGTCGGCCCGTGTCGCTATTGGCACCGAAACCGCGAACGAGGCCGAGTATCCGCGTATTGTCGCCATCGGCTCGCGCACGGGCGACGCTGACGTCTACGTGACCTTTGGCAATTCGTCCGTGGTCGCCACGGCGACGACCGGTAGCCTCGTGCCGGGCGGCCAGGTGCGTGGCTTTCGCGTCCCGGCTGGCACGACGCACGTTGCCGCCATCACCCCTTCCGCAACTGCCACGGTCTGCGTCGAGACCGGGCGCGGCTTCTGAGGTCCGAACGATGGCTTCTGCGCTTTATCCCATCGGCAAGAAGGCGATCCTTGATGGGGATATCGACTTCCTCGTCGACACGATCAAGGTCGCGCTCGTCGACACCGGCACGTACACCTACAGCGCTGCGCACGACTTTTATAACGACGTTTCCGGCGTTGTCGGGACGCCCGGCACGCTGGCGTCGAAGACCACGACCAGCGGCACGTTCGACGCGGCCGACCTGACGTTCACGGCGGTTTCCGGTTCGTCGGTCGAGGCGCTGATCGTCTACAAGGACACCGGGTCGGCTGCGACGTCTCCGCTGATCGCGTATATCGACACCGGCACCGGTCTTCCGGTTACGCCGAACGGTGGAGATATCACGATCACCTGGTCCGGTTCCGGCATTTTCTCGATCTGATCGGGCACGCCAGTGTGGCTTAAGTCCAGCATCGGGCTAAACCGGCAGGGTAGTTCGTTCGAGGCGCTGGCCGAAGGCGAGGTGCGTCCGTCGTATCTTGGCGCCGGTACGCAGGTGTACGGTGTCACGGTCACGCCGGGCGCTGTCTCGCGTGCTGTCGACGCCATCGCGGCCGGCACGACGATCCATAGCCCGACGGTCAACCTGATTATCTTCCCGTCCGCGCTCGCGGCTGGAACGACTGTCCATAGCCCGACCGTGACGGGCGGGGTTACATATGACAGCGACGCCGTCACGTATTTCAACGCAATGTCCGTCGCCCCTGACGCGACGCGGAAGGGCCTGCTGAACGACCTGATTACCGGCCTCAAGACGGACGGCATCTGGACGAAACTTGACGCCCTGTACGTCATGGCCGCGCACGATGCGCAGGCCGCGCGCGTCAACGCCAAGACGCCGTCGAACGTCGCGTCGGCTGTCAACAGCCCGACCTTCACGACGGATCGCGGCTACGCCGGCAACGCCTCGACGTCCTACATCGACACGAACTGGAACCCGTCAACCGCGGGCGGAAACTTTGCGCAGAACAGCGCGTCGATGGGGGTTTGGTCGAGGACAAACAGCAACACGGCGTCATGGTTAGACATCGGAAATGGCAGTAACTGCCGGTTCAATAGCCGGTCAAGTAGCGGTTCGGACGCCCTCCGTGGCCAAATAAACAACACTACAAATGCAAACTACGGGACGAACGCATCGAGCATTGCATTTTACTCTTTGGTTCGATCGTCGTCGACAGCAGTTACAGGTTATAGAAATTCTTCGGTAAGTGGGTCAGGGACGCAGACATCTACGTCTGTAACGAATGCCAATGTCTTCATTGGACGTGTCGCTTCTGACTATTCTGGAAGAGAATACGCGGCCGCATTTATCGGAGGGGCTCTCGACGGGACAGATATTTCGAATCTGCATTCCCGTCTGTCCACCTATCTGACAGCAGTAGGAGCGATCTAATGGCACTTCTCCCGTTCATGACCATGAACCAGCTCGAAGCCGCTCGGTTCGTCGACGCGACGGCAGGCGCCGAGAACCGTCTTGAGCCACGCGAGGTCGTCGCCGGTCCGCACGCTGGCAAGTTCGTCCTCCCGGAGCGCGTCAAGTTCGACCCGGCGTTCGCGGATCATCTTGACGCCTTCGCCCTGATGCCGGTCGTGGCGCTCAACACCGAGGAAGCATGGCCGCCGAGCGAGGACGTGTGACCCGCGAAGAACGCGCCGTTGAGCTTCGCGGCATCGTCACCAATCCCGTCTTCGTCGCCGTCATGGACGAACTGGAGCGGGACGCATTTAACCAGTTCATGGCCCTTCCCATGCACGAGCGCATGGACCGTGAGGGCGAAACAATCGTGGCGCGTATCGACGCGCTCAGGAACGTTCGGTCGCGCCTGGCCTCGCTTGCGAGCATCCAGGCCGTCGAACCGGTCGACGTCGTGTGACGCGGCCAACCGGATGGAACGTCGAGAGACAGTACCGTCCCTTTGATGGAAACTTGCAATGGAAGGTGAAAGCATCACCCCGGCGGCGGCGCCTGAAGCGCCGTCAGGCGGGAATGCCCCTCTTACGCAGGAGCAGGGCCGTAAGGCCATTAGCAATCTGCTGAACGGCAACCCCGCTCGGGACACTGCCCCGGTAGAGACGCGACCCGTCCCCGAACCCGAAGCACCTTCGTGGGCGCTCTCGGACGAGGATGAAACGCCGTCCAGTGACGGCGAAGCGGACCGTGAGACCCCAAGCACCGAGACCGACGAGAAACCCCGTGTCCGTCTAGCCGACGGAACCGAGGTTGACCTCGCCGAGATCGAGGAATGGCGGAAGGGCGCTCTACGCCAGTCCGACTACACCCGCAAGACGCAGGAACTCGCCGCCCAGCGGAAAGAGTACGAAGCGCGTCAGGCGGAAATCGCGCAGAAGACGACGCAAGTCCAACAGCAGATCGACTTTGCGATCACTGTCGCAGAAGCGTACCTGCCGAAGCCTCCGTCTCCCGACATGCTGGACACCGACCCGATCGGTTACCTCCAGCAGAAGGAGTACTACGAGGCCAAGGTGTACGAACTGCGGCAGCTATACGAGACCCGCGAGCGCCACAACCACGAACAGAACGCCCAGAGGCTGCAGACGTTCGAGGAAATGAAGCGCAAGGAAGGCGAGGCCCTTCTGTCGGCGATGCCGCAGCTCAAGGACCGCGCCAAGCTGGAGAGTTTCCAGAAAGACATCCTGGAGGCGCTCCCGCACTACGGGTTTTCCGCAGACGATCTCAAGTCGGTGTACGACCACCGGCTTGTCCGCATGATCGGCGACGCTGTCGCCTATCGGAAGCTAATGGCCAGCCGCTCCAAGGTCGACGCCAAGGTGAAGGATGCTGCCCCGGTCGCGCCCGTACAGCCGGCAGGGAAGCGGACATCGCCAGCGGAGGCCGAGAACAAGGCTGTCCAGGACATGCGTCGGGAATTGCGCAGGACCGGTGACCGGCACGTCGCGACGAAGATTATCGCGAAGATGCTCGGTTAGAACGCAATCGCATCTCCCGAAGGTAGAAACCAATGGCTGGAAACCAGATTTCCGGTACCTATTCGGTCTATGACCAGAAGGGTATCAACGAAGACCTTGAGCAGGTCATCTACGACATCTCCCCGACCGACACGCCGTTTATCTCGGCCCTGTCGCGCCGGAAGGTGACGAACATTAGGCACGAATGGCAAACAGATGTGCTTGCCGCCGCCGTTACTACGAATGCCGTAGTCGAAGGCGACGAGGCGACCATCGACAGCGCGACCGCGACTGTCCGTGTGTCGAACATCTGCCAGATCATGGACAAGGCGATCATCGTGTCGGGCACCGCGCGTGCCGTCGACACGGCCGGCCGCAACGACGAACTGGCCTACCAGCTTCAGAAGCGCGGTCGCGAACTGAAGCGCGACATGGAGGCCACGTTTCTGGCTAACCAGGCGAGCGTGTACGGCGACGACACGACCGCCCGCAAGCTGGGCGGCCTTCAGACCTGGCTGACGTCGAACACGGATCGCGCGGGCGGTGGCGCCGACGGTGGTTACTCCACCTCGACCAACTTGACCGTGGCGGCGACCGACGCCACTGCCGGCGCCGTGCGCACGTTCACCGAGACGCTTCTCGTGAACGCCCAGCAGGACGCCTACAACAACGGCGGCGAGCCGACCATGATGCTTCTGTCTCCGTATCAGAAGCGTCAGTTCACCAACTCCACCAACTTCCCCGGCATCGCCGACCTTCGGTCGAACGTGCCGCAGGGCAAGTCGGCGGCGGTGATCGGCAACGCCGAGGTCTACCTCGGCCCGTTCGGGTCGCTGGACGTCGTCGTGGACCGCTTCACGCGCTCGCGTGACGTGTTCCTGGTCGACCCGGAGTACGCCGCCGTCGGCGTGCTGCGGCCGATCCAGCAGTATGAGCTTGCAAAAACTGGTGACGCTGATAAGCGTCAAATGATTACAGAGATCACACTCATCGTGGAGAACGAAGCCGCGCATGCAGTGATCGCGGATCTAAAGACCTCCTGATCGTCCTGACAGGATGACGAACAAGCCCGCCGGGTCACCGATCCGGCGGGCGCTTTAGCATGGAGATTTCATGTCCGACGAACCGGAAATGCTGGACGACGACGCGCCCGAGGCTGTCGAGCCCGAGGCCAAGGACGCCGTCCGAACCTTCGCCCGCCGAGGCCGCCCGCCTGGTTCCGGGACGAAGTACGAAATCCGCCTTCTGCGCAACTACTGGCCGCAGGGTGGCGACGGCAAGGTGAAGGCCGGGGCGGTCATCACGGTCGGCAAGGACGAGGCTCGCGCAATGATCGCCTGCGGCATCGGCGAGCGTGCGGACCCGCTGGACCTCTGACCATGAGCAAGAAGTTCGTCGAGTACGACCCGCTGACCGGGGTCACGAACTACTTCCATGCGCTCGGTGACGGCACCTACGTGTCCGAGGACGTTGTCGATATCGAACCGACGAAGGACTTGAACCGGAAGCTATTCAACGACGCCCCGACGCGGTGGAAGGACACAAACAACCACATCGCCTCTATCCCGCTCCCGATTTATTTCGACCTCAAGAGAAAAGGGGTCGTTGCGGATCGGAAGGCGTTTCTCAAGTGGTTGCAGGATCCCGATAACTCCGTCTTCCGTGTCCGCCCTGGGAGGTTTGTTTGACCCGCAAGATCGCGATTTGTGTTCCCGCCCGCGATACGATGGCGATGGAGACGGCGCAGTCCATCGTCGCCATGTCAACGCAGTTCTCCGTCGACTACATCGCCAAGGGCGAAGCGTCCCTTCGGTTCTATTGGATGAACGGGACGCTTCTGCCGGACATGCGCAACGACCTTGCGCGGGTGGCCCTGAAGGACGGTGCGACTCACGTCCTTTGGGTCGACAGCGACATGAAGTTCCCCAAGGACAGCCTCGTCCGTCTTCTGGCGCACGACGCCCCGATGGTCGGGGCGAACTATGTCCAGCGCAAGCGCCCGTGCAAGCCGACGGCGGCGCGCGTGAGCGACAAGACGGGCGAGCGGTATTGGGTCTACACGCCGCCGGCTGAACACGAGACGTCGCCTACAGAGGCCGTCGAGAGCCTTGGGCACGGCCTCTGTCTGATCGAGACGGCGGTTTACGAATGCGTGCCGGAACCCTGGTACTCGATGGTCTGGAACGGCGAGAAGCGCCAGCACGTCGGCGAGGACGTGTTCTTTTTCCGCCGCGTCAAGCAGGCGCTCGACATCGAGCCGATCATTGACCACGCCCTGTCGCGCGAGGTCGAGCATATCGGCTTCCATAACTACGTCTGGCAAGACGCTTACGACGACTTTCCTAAGCTGATCGAAGCGCAGAAGCCGAAAGAGGCTGCGGAATAATGGCCTTGGACAGCTACTCCTCGCTCAAATCGTCAATCGCCGACTGGATGCAGGGTCGTACCGACCTTGCGCCGACGGTGGACGACTTCATCGACCTGGCCGAGGCCGAGTTTAACCGCGTCCTTCGAGTGCGCGAGATGGAGGCGTACGACGACCTGACGTTGGACGGCAACGGCGAGGCTACGCTTCCGACCGACTACCTCGCATGGCGCACTGTTACGGCCAAGACGAACCCGCGCCGCGAGCTCGATTTCGTCGCCCCGTCCTACATCGAGGACGTGTACGGCGACCGTCCGTCCTCTGACCCGGAGGTCTTCACGATCCGTGGTTCGACCATTCTGGTTGCTCCGATCACGACGTCCGACGTTCGGATGGACTACTACCAGAAAATTCCGGCGCTGTCGGACAGCCAGACGACGAACTGGCTGCTGGACAAAATGCCGAACCTGTACCTGCACGCTGCCCTGAAGCACGCGGCGATCTACCTCGACGATGACAATCTTGCGCAGCGGTACGCGGCTCTGGCGAATGCGTCCATCCAGGCGCTGACCGCCGACGACTGGACGGCCCGCTTTAACCGCGCGTCCATGCGCGTGTCGGGTCCGACGCCTTGATCCCTTTCGCCGACTTCTCGCCTGACCGGTCGGACTTCGATCCGTCCGTGACGGACAACGTGCTGAACGTGCAGCCGGGGCCGACGGGATACATGCCGTTCCCCGACAAGTCGACGGTCGGCTCGGCGCTGCCCGACACGTGCCGAGGCGCGTTCCTCGCGCGCACGTCGGCCGGCGTCTACCAGGCTTTCGCGTTCACCGAAGGGAAGGCGTACATCTTCGACAGCGTCAATCGCGAGTGGGATGACGTGTCGAAGCCGGCGACGACCTACTCCGTTCCGACGGAAGGCTCGTGGTCGGTCGTCCAGTTCGGTGACTACGTCATCGCCACGAACGGCAGTGACGCCCCGCAGTTCTACAATCTCGCGACGCCGACCACGTTCACCGACCTCGCCGGGTCTCCGCCTATTTCGGCCGTGGCCGCCATCGTCGGCGACTTCCTCGCGTTCGGCAACGCCGGGTCGTACGGCGCCCGGTCTGTCGCGTGGTCTGGCATCAACAACGCCGAGTTCTGGACGCCCGGCAATCGCGGGTCGGACTATCAGGTCTTCCCCGAGGGTGGTGAGGTTCTCGGCATCGCCGGTTTCGAGCGCGGCGCCGTCGTGTTTCAGGATAATGTCATCCGCGAGATGACGGTCAATCTGGCGTCGCCGTTCATCTTCAACTTCACGAAGACGGACGAGACGCGGACCATCGTCGCCCCGCGCTCCATCGTTCGCGCGGGCGGTGGGATTTTCTTCCTGACGCTGGAAGGCTTCTTCCGCTACGGCCAGCCGTCGACCCCTATCGGGAACGAGCGCGTCGACCGGTTCTTCCAGGCCGACGTTGATTTCGACTACATCTGGCAGACGCAGGGAGCCGCCGACCCGGTCCGCCAGGTCGTTTATTGGCGGTACCAGTCGGTCAACGGCGGCTCGGCCACGGCCACGGACCGGGTGCTGATCTACAACTACGCGCTCGACCGGTGGTCGCTCGCCAACGTCGACCTGACGTGGATCTTCCCGGCTACGACGCCTGGCGAGACGCTGGAAAGCCTCGACGCGCTCGGCTTCACGCTCGACACGTTCCCGGTGCCGTTCGACAGTCGCATCTTTGCGGGCGGGACGCCGCTGATCGCCGGTTTCGACACGGACGATAAGCTGGTCTTCTTCTCCGGGTCGCCGCTTGAGGCTGTCGTGCAGACGGGCGACCAGGGCCTTGCCTTCCCGCGCCGCGCCTTCGTGAACGGCTTCCGTCCTGTGACCGACGCTTCGTCGACCTACGGCCGCGTTGCCATCAAGGACCGCCACGGTGGAAATCGCGTATGGGGTACGGAATACGCCGTCCAGTCGACTGGCCTTATCCCCGCCCGCGCCAATGGTCGTCTGCACCGGTGCGAGGTCCGCATCCCGGCCGGCGAGGAGTGGGCGCACCTTCACGGCATCGAGCCGCAGGTTTCGTCGGGAGGTAACCGATGATCGGCGCGCCTGCGTACCTTCAGCGCGTCACCGTCGGAACGGCGTTGACGACCACGACAGAAACGACGTGTTACACGGCTGACGTCCAGTTCGTGCAGCTTGCGTCCGTGCGCGCGACGAACAAGGACACGACCGGCCGCGAACTGACGGTTAGCTGGTCCGACACGTCGGCGTCGGCGACGTACCGTCTCCTGCGGAACACGCCCGTCCAGGCCGGCGCGCACGTCGACATGCAGTTCCCCGACGGCTTCACGCTGCGCGAGGGCGACAGGATTACCGCCGAAGCGTCGGCCGCCAATGCCTTCGACATCATCGTGACGGCCATCGAGACGCCGGGGCGGCTTGTTTGAGGCTGACCGTCCACAACACGTCGGACTGGTCGAGCGACATGCTCGACTGGCCGAACATCACGGCGGCCATCCGCCGGCTGGTTGAGCGGTTCCCGGATGATATCACTTTGGAAGGAGTGATATCAGACGTCATCCACGGACGCCTGACGCTGTGGGTCGTGCGCGATGGCGAGGTGACAGTTTCTGTCGTCCTCGTCTCCTTCGACCAGAACCCGCATACGGGACACCGCCGCGCCACCATCCGCGAGATGGTCGGTAATCGCGGCGTCGAGGCAATCCCGCTGATCGTCGAGATCGAAGAATGGGCGCGCGCCAACGGTGCGCACGACATTGACGTTATCGGCCGCGAAGGTTGGAAGCGGGCGCTGGCGTCGCAAGGTTATGAGCTAGTCGCAGTCGTACTGCGGAAGAGGCTTTGATATGGGCGGCAAGAGCAGCACACAGACCACCGAGAACAAGCCGCCCGCATGGGCGAAGCCTCTGTTCGAGCAGTCGGCCAAGGAAGCGCAGAAGCTATACAACAACGATAAGGGCTTCAACGTTTACCAGGGCGACCGCTTCGCCGAAATGAACGCGACGCAGACAGACGCCCTGCGCGGTCTCGGCGCGTCTGGTGATCGCGCGCGCGACGCTGTCTACAACATCAACGAGTTCGGCAAGCTCGCGACCGAAGCAGGCGGCGACACGTTCGCCGAACAGAACCTGCGCGGCATCGCCGCCGGTAACTCGCTGATGGGCGATCCGCTGTTCCAGGAGATGCTTGACGCGCAGTCCGCGAAAATCGCGGATCAGGCGAACTTCGCGGCGTCGGCGGCCGGTCGATACGGCTCCGGGATGCACACGGGCGTGCTGGCGCAGAACGTCGGCGACTTCCGTCGTCAGGCCGTTCTGGACAATTACGCGCAGGAGCGCAACCGTCAGCTTCAGGCGAACCAGATGCTGGACCAGGGCCGGTTCCAGCGGCTCGGGATGGAGGGCGACTTCCGCAACGCGCAGAACGCCGCCGCACAGCAGCGGCTCGCGTCGATCCTTCAGGGCGACCAGTCGGCCTTGCAGGCCGGCACATTCCGACAGGCTCAGAACCAAGCGGCAATCGACAGCCGTATGCAGGCCTGGAAAGAGCGCGACATGGAGG